TGTGCTGCTGGAATGTTGTTTTTTCGCCACATTGATACAGCGTGAGGTGAAACTCCTACTAATTTAGCCACTTTTGTAGTACCCCCAAGCAGATCAATAATTGCAGAATCTGTGATTTTTAGCTTCATTCAGGAATCTTACACCATAACTAATTATTTTTGCAAAGGTATTGACAAGGCAATCAATTTGCTTACAATCAATGTTATAGCAACTTCGCTATGTCATTTAAGGGGAATTTAAATGGATGAGTTGTATCAAGTTATGACCGAAATGGAGCAACGCTTGGAAATAGCGTTAGACAACATGGAATTTGGCACAGAATTGTCGCAAGACGATGTGGATGTTATTCGTGCTGCTTGCGGTAAACCAAACAATACACGTAACAATCTTTTGCAAACAGTTTTTGAAGATTTTGGTAATGTTTTTGGAGGTTCTAATGTCTAAATTCTTAGAACTTCGCAAGATCAACGTCAACGACCATACCGAGCGCAAGGGTCGCTTTACTTACCTTTCTTGGGCGTGGGCCACAGATCAATTATTACAAGCTGATCCTACAGCAAGTTGGGATTACAAATTATTCCAACAGCCTGATGGATCTTTGTTGCCTTACTGTGCTATTGGCGATACAGGCATGGTGTTCTGCACAGTTCATGCTTTTGGTAAAGCAATGACATCACAGCTACCAATTATCAACAATATGAATAAACCGATTGCCAATCCTAATGCAATGGATGTCAATACCGCTATGCAACGCTGTTTAGTTAAAGCGATTGCCTTGCATGGCATTGGTTTGTATATCTACGCTGGCGAGGATTTGCCAGAAGATGAAGCACCAAAACAAGTGAAGTCTAGTCAATCAATGAAGTCTGTAGCAGAAGATATTTTATAAGGGGAAACATATGGCATATACACCAAAAGAAGGTTCAGGAAGTCTGTTTAAAAACGAGCGTAAGGCTTCTGACAACCATCCTGACTTTACTGGAACAATTATGGTCAACGGCAAAGAGCATTACTTGTCTGCCTGGACTAAGACATCCACTAAAGGATCAAAGTTTCTTAGCGTATCAATCGGCAAAGAAAAAATCCCACAAGGATTTAAACCAGCAGGATCAGACGAACTACCAAAGGATGATCCGTTTATAGACGATAGCACCCCGTTCTAAAGGAGAACACCATGCAGAATCAAATTAAGAATCTTATTACCGAAAGTTCCAAGTTAAGCTGGCAACCAGTTGGCGTAGATGAAGAACAGCAACTCATTAGTTTTAAACCTGAAGATTTGCTGTCTGTAATTAAGGCGGTTCTGCACGTTGCTGCCGATATGTGCGAAAACTACTATGATTCAGAGCGTATCCTAAGTTATGCAAAAGGAATTAAATGACTTGCCGAGTATGTAAGTTTTTTGTATTTAATCAAAATGATATGATGGGAGCTTGTAAGCTCAATCCTGTGGTTGTTAATAAAATGCCTCAGGATTGGTGCGGTCAAGAGATTCCAAAAGAATACGAAGAACCAGGCATTACAATAACTGTTGCTCCAAAGGCTACAACTGTTGCCCAAGAAACAACATACGATATAAACACGGATGAAGTAAAACCAAAAAGGGGAAGAAAAAATGCAGGAACAAAAGAGTGAATCAGGTCATTGGTACACCAAAGACGGAGAACCAGCCTACACAATCGAACGAGCTGATGGCAAAGGGATGCGAAACACCACTTTGCGAGATGCAAAGAAGCTGGGCCTTTTACCGAGCGTTACTACCATTCTCGGTGTGGCGTCAAAGCCTGGACTCCAGAATTGGCTTCAGCAGCAGGCTATCCTTGCAGCCTTAACGCTACCACGCAATGAAGGCGAGTCTGAGGAAGATTATTTAGACCGAGTTCTCAACGACTCTAAAGCACAAGGCAGAGATGCAGCCGATAGAGGAACACAGATCCACGGCATCTTAGAAGCCTTTTTTAGCCAAGTTTTACTGCCTGAAGTACCTGAGTATTGCCGTAACGCAGAAAACGCCTTAAAAGCCTCGTTTGGTAGCCGTTTATATGTATGTGAGAAATCTGGGAGTCATGAATTGGGCTTCGCAGGAAAAGTAGATCTTTACGCTAAAGGTGATAAGGTTAAGGGCATACCGCCTGTAGTTTGCGATTTTAAGACAAAAGAAGTCCCTTTGGAAAAGGTCGTTCCATACGAGGATCATATCATGCAGTTGGCTGCCTACCGAGAACTCTTGGGGCTTTCAGATGCTAGGTGCGCTATTGTCTTTGTCAACGGATTGACCAATGAAGTCAAGGTTTGTGAGATTGAAGAAGCGGAGTTACAGAAGGGCTTAAAGTGCTTTTTCCATCTGTTACGTTTCTACCAAATTAAAAGCGGATTGGTCGTATAATATCTTAGGGGCTGGTTGGTGATCCCCCGCCAAAATTCCTTCCGTGAGGATTCCAGCCCCACCTTAATGTTGCTTTCACGCAACTCAGGGTTTTCCTTAGAAAATATTGTTTGCGTTTTGTGGCATACAAAATTATTATTTTTATATCAGGTCACTGACACTATTCGGCACAGGCTATAGGAAGCGACATGTATACAAAAAGACTTTGACCTGATACTTTTTAACTTAGGGGGAATTATGAAAACAGCAATTATTGAATGGATTGGCGTAATATTGCTAGGCCTAATTTTGGGCGCAATGTTTGGCTGGGGGTTCTAATGATCGACAAATCTCAGTATGTTATTCGCTTAATGGAGAATTTAAAGAATAGAGAGATTTTTAGAAATAGAGCCTGCATTACAGTATTACTCAAGCGCAGAGGCAAAACTTTAGAAGCAAAACGCAAAATTATTATGATGGCTAATACTCCATTATTTTATGCTTTTGGATATGAATACGAACCTAAAAAGGAAACGGAATATGGATTTGGCTATTGAATTTGAAAGCCCTGACTTTGGCAATTACAAGTGTTACAAAATGGGGGGCATATTGCACGTTCCTCATTACACCAAGCCAGGCGTTTATGTAGCACCTTGCATCAAGATTGTGAATCAGTTTGGTCGTAACGAATACCCAGCTCGTTTTTTTTACAAGCATGAACTATTGGCGATGGGCGCAGTAGAAGTAATGGAAACCCTATGGAAAACTTATGCAAGGGACAATAAATGAACGCATACAAATTAGCGGAAGAACTGCAAAGAGCAATAGCTGACAATATGACTGACTTAGTATGTGTTCAAGACGCAGCCACTTTGCTTAGAAAGCAGGCAGATGATCTTGAATATATGCAAGAGCAGTTTGACAGGGCCATAGAGTTTTTAGCCAAGTGCAACGGATGGAGCAAAAATAAATGAGCTACGAACATTTTGTAAACAATTACCAGAGATGGTTAAAAAGCCCTAGAACGCTCTCAGAGGCATTTAAAGAGGCTGAATATGCAACGTCTATCACTCGACCTCAAGAACCCGAATACGACCTTTTATGGGGCTTTCTAGGGGCTTTATTGTTTGTGGCTGTGTTTGGTTACGGCTTTTGGCGTTATGTCAACTTATAAGCCATTTAGCCAAGATTTACACGATGTCTATGATGCGCCTGCTCGTCAGGCTGTATCTACTTGGATGCAGATGAAGAAGGGCTATGAAGTGCGGGAAAACCCTAATCGCTATGGAGTTGACTTAATCTGCTTTCGATCAGGTTCTCCAGTTGGTGCGCTTGAGGTAGAAGTTCGTCAATTAGGTTTTGACCAACATCGTAGTATTCACGTAGCGCAGCGCAAAGAAAAACTATTTCAGGAAGGTCTGCCGACTCTATTTTTTGCCTTAACTCAGGACTTACATCGTGCTTATTACCTGAAAGCAGACTTGATAAAAGATTGCCCATTGGTAGAAGTCCATAATCGTTATGTTGGTAAAGGGGAGATGTTTTACGATGTCCCGATTACCATGTTCAAAATCGCTAACCTTACGGATGTATTTTAATACTTTCGCATATTGGGCAATGGAGCTTCTTTTTGGCTAGAACCACTTTCAACGTGATGTGCTTTTTCCATTGGTAAGGCAATATGTTTATCCAATTTCTTAGCCAAACGATGAATTTCATCTTCCATCTTGTGAGGGGATTCTTTTACGTAATGGCCTTTTGGGGACTCGTGTGTCTTACCTTCGATTTTGAAGTTGGTCATAGTGTTTCTCCGATCATATTTAATGCGTTAAATTTTACATCTTCTACTCTTTTTAACCATCCTTTGCCAAAAGTGCCAAAGGTAGGCAATGATTCATAAAAGCTAGTCTTGCGATCACTATACGCTTGGACTACGTCTTTAGGCTCTTTTTGGGCAATCAGTTGCATAGTGCGTGGGCCAATGACTCCATCAGGAACACAGCCCATAGCTTCTTGAAGTAGTTTTACAGCTCTGCCTGGCCCCATATTTACCGCAGCGTCAAACGCCATATAATCCACGCCCATAGGCAGTTGATTTGCATAACAAGCCATCCAATACTTAGCTTGATACATAGGGGCTACATCGGCAGGGGTTAGACCTTTCATAGTCTTAACATCATGACCGACCCATTCTTCCCAAACTTTTTTGGTTACGCCAAGATTGGTTTCACCGCCTGGATCTGCTGGATTGTTTACCCAACCGCCTTCAGACTTTAAAACTAAGTCTAGGCATTTATCAAAGTTATTTTGCACTATCTGATCCTATTTTTATGCCTGTAATTAAACCAATAAAACCACCAACGATGGTCTGAAATGCAGGGCCAACTATTTCAAATAGTTTATTGTTATCTACCTGAGG